TCTGCCACGCCTCCCGGTTGCCGAACACCGACTCGTCCGCGCCCAGCAACCACATCTCCGGGATGCTGTAGACGTCCATGTGGCCCTCGAGTCGGATCACCTCACGGGTGGCGGCGTCCTGCAACGCCATGACGGGCCGCGTGATGCGCGAGGAGCCGAACGGGCGACCCAGGCGCGGCTTGTACGGCAGCACGTCCACAGGGACGCCGTAGGCGTGATCCTGCGGGTCGGTCTCCCACTTGCCGTCCCGCTTCACGGCATGGATGGTCTTGCCGTCCAGGTACAGCGCCAGCTCCGTCGGCCGCCGGTCCTCGCCACGGTCGATGACCGACAGCAGGTTCCGCATGCGCCGCGCCCGGAAGTCCCACTCGCCGGTTGCGTTCAGTGCGTCCTTGAAGTGGATCAGCGACGGCGGCTCCGCCCCCTGCCCGCGGGTCACGATCGTGAACGCCGGGCCATGCATCAGCGACGACGTGATGCCCTGGTCGGCCTCCGCGTCGAGCATGTTGCCCTCGGCCACCTCACGGACACCCAGCGACTCCAGGTCGCCGTCGGCCCAGGTGAAGCCCTCCAGGTTGCAGCGGCGGGCCAGTGAGTCCACCGACTTCGCCGCCCAGCCCAGCACCAGCCCCAGCCGGTAGTAGCGCGGCGGAATGATCGACCCGACCGCCCGGATCGCCCGCTTGCCGTCGTACACCGAGGCCCGCAGCCGGTTCCGCTCCGCCTTGTCGTCCAGCCGCTCCAGCAGCAGGTTCAGCAACCGGTCCTCGTCATCAGACACGCCAGGCAGGGTGATCTTCTCAGTCACGAGACCACCGCCACCTTCCGTCCGCTCTGACGCTTCGCCGGTCGCTTCACCTTCTCCGCCTGCGCACCCCACAACGCCAACGTCGCCGCCTGCACCGGAGTGATGTCACTCGCGGAGTTCCGGCGCGACCACACCCACATGCCGCTGTCGCCCAGGTCGCGCTTGCCCGCGACCGAGACCGCTACCGCTAGCTGCGGCTGCCGGGTGTGGCGCACCGAACCGGTCACGATGCCCTCGAGAAGCCGAGCGCAGGCGCGACCGAGCTCGTTCACCTTCGGCTGCTTGACGCGCAGCCCCGCCCGGTCGAAGTCCTCCAGCAGCGCAGCCGTCGGCGACCCCGCGTCGGCCACCACGGTGCGCAGCTGCGGGTTCGCCTCCACCAGCGCCTTCACGTACGGCACCACCCACGCGGTGCCGTCGCGGCGCTCGTCCAGCTCGATGTGCCACGCGCCGTCCGGGCGACGGCCCGCCAGCACCACCGCGGCACCGGCCAGGTCCGGCGCGGCCTCCACGCCCAGCGCGAACCGGTCCGTGGCCACCGAATGCTCGTCGCCGGCTGCGTTCCACAGCTCCGCCGGGATCACGCTCGAGGCACCCGGGGCGTCCCAGACGCCCAGCGCCTCCCGCATCCACGCCTCATCCGAAGGCAGGTTCTCCCGCAGCCGCAACATCGACTCCAGCGGCGTCCGCTGCGGATACGACGGATTCGCCTTCGCCCACTGCTCCCGGTCGTCCGGATCTGCGTCAGCGTCGGCGGAGAACTCCACGTACACCATGTCGTCGGACTTGCCCGACAGCGCCCGCTGCCGCTTCAGCGTCGCCGTCTCGCCCGGGTCGTTCGGCCGCGGCGGGGTGCCCATGAAGAACAGCAGCGCCCCATGCGGGTGCCGCGTCTGGTTGGTCGCCGCGATCATGTCCTCGAGCGCCTTCTCCGTCAGGATCTGGTCCTCGTCGAACACCTCGACGTCGATCTCGTCGAAGCCACGACCGAACCCCTGCTCGCGAGCACCAAACATGATCACCGAACCGTTGGTGAAGCCGATCTCCTGCTCACCGTTCGCGGTGCGGACGTGGTCGACGTGCGGCGCCACCCGACGCCGGCGGGCTAAACCCTGCAGCGCCCGGAACGTGTTCGTCGCCGTCCGGGTGCGGTGTGCGGTCCAGACCACCTTCAGGCCCGGGAACAGGATGCACAGCGCCATGATCAGCGCGCCCACCATGAACGTCTTCCCGACCTGGCGGGGAATGCTCAGCTTCACCCCGCCCACCGTGGCGGCGTAGATGCCGTCGTCGCGCTTACCGAGCGCCAGGCGCGACACACCCACCTGCCACGGGTCGAACCGGATTCCCATGTCCGCCAGCTGCGCCTCCACCGGCGGCCAGCCCGTGGTGGCAATGCCCGACGGGATGACCAGGTGGCGGGCAGCCTCAGACAGCCGAGGCGTCGAAGGCTTCGTCGCTGACGTCGCCACGCCGAGTCGCCTCCTGCTCCTCGTGGGCGTCGATCTGGCGGATCAGCCGGTCCAGCTCGCGGAGCTCCTTGTAGGCCGACGCGATGGCGTTCGACGACACGTCACCGTCGTCCAGCTTCTTCGCCAGCGCCTTCCGCATCGCCGCCAGCACGTCCCGGTTCGACCCGGCCAGCGCCTCGGAGATGCTCTTCGGGGTCTGCTTCCGCCGCGGCTTCTTCGGCGGCTTCGCGTCAGGGGGCACCACCGAGAGGCGGTTGGTCATGGCAGCCACCTCCCTGGGCGGTTTTCGGATTCGTGGAGAGAGATTTCGCCTATGCCGGGAAATGCGCGCGTGAAGCGTCCGGGGGGACCGTCCCCTGGGGCCTCTGCAGGCTGCCGGAGCGCCGGAGCACAGGGCCGCCGTCGAGGCGTGCACCCTTGGCTCGGTTGCAGTCGCGATGGGCTGCCTGCTTGTTGCTGAGGTTGTCGGCGCCACCGGCTGTGAGCGGCGTCTTGTGGTCGACCACGAATGACTTGGGGTGCGGGTACCGCAGGCTGTAGTCGATCGGCTCACCGCAGAGAGCGCAGGCCGGTCGGCCGCGCTTGATCGTGGCCCGGTCGCGGTCTCGCTGGGCGGTGGGCCTGGCGGTCAGGATCGCCCCGCCAGCACGTCGCTGGGTCGCAGCGGCCGGAGCTGTTCGCGTTCGGCGAGCAGGTCGTCGATGCGCTGATGCAGCGCCTGCTTGTCAGGGTGGTGCTTGGGCAGGCGGCCGGCCTGGTGGCTGACCAGGGCGAGCTCGGCTTCGACGGCGGCGAGGGTGCGGGCCATCGCTGCCTCCCCTCAGAGCGGCGGCAGGTTGAAGTCCTGCCGCATGTCGTTGACCACGGCCAGCACCTCGGCAGTCGGGTGGTAGTACTCACGACCACGGGCTACCGAGGACCGCAGCTGAGCGTGGATCGCCTGCTCGTCGGCGTAGTCACCGAAGCGGAAGCCGACGATCTCGGAACCGGTGTAGAAGTTCCGCCGCGACCTGACGTTGGCTGAGCATCCGATCTTGATGATGCCGTCTCGCAGCCGGATGGCGTAGACCACGGACCTGTCACCGATCAGTGCTCGCAACGCCTCGGCCCGATCCCAGTGCCGACGCTGCGGCACAGCCTGGATCGGTAGGTCGTTGGCCGCGTAGACATGTGTACCGTCAGACATGTCGACCTGCTCTCTCAGGTTGGCCATGGCCCCGGAGGTTGCCGCCTCGCGGGGTCACTTTCTGGGCATGAAGAAACCCGCCAGCATCTGGGCATAGCGGGTACAGGCCCAAATTACAGCACGCCGCCGACGCGTCAAGCAACGTCGCCTTCGGCGTGTTCCTCCACGTCGGCCACGTCGTACAGCACCCGGCCTCGTTCGTCCTTGCCCCGGGTTCGCACCTTGCCGCGGCTCACCCAGACCCGGATGGTGCCGATGGCGACACCGGTGCGCCGCTGGATGGCCTCGGCGTGCAGGGCCTCGGCGTTGTCCTGGTAGTCCTGCTCCACCGCCTTCCAGTATTCGGCGGCGGTGTAGCTGGTCCGGCAGCGTGGGCACTCCCACTCGTCGACCAGACCGTGTCGCGGGTGGCAGCGCCGCACCAGCAGCGTGCCGCACTTCTGGCACGGCGCCCCCCTCTCGTCCCGCTCACCCTCGCCTAGCACGTCCTCGAGCCGGGCTCGGCAGCGGGCCAGGTCGCGGGCGTACTCGTCGAAGGCCGGGTGGCGTTGCGCCATCAGGGTCAGGTGCTGGCCGAGGTAGTCCGCGCAGCGCCACATGGTGGCGCGTGGTCCGGCCGGGTGACCGAGGAAGGACCGCACATCGTCTTCCCAGGTGGCGAGCACAAGCAGCGGCGGCATGGGGTCGGAGTCGACCTCGTCCTGGGCGTGGCTGTAGTCGCCGTCGTAGCCCCGTTTGCGGCCTTCGGCTTCACGCTGGTCGCCGCGTTCGCGCGCCCACGCTCTTGCTCTGGCGTCGCTGCCGGGTGCCAGCAGCACCATCGCCTCGGCTCCGGGGATGGGCGCGCCGGCCAGGAGTCGTCCGTCGGCGCCGCCGTCGCGGGCCTGGCGGGGGAGCTCCTCGTACAGCCGCATGATCTCGGTCAGGTTCTCTCGCACCAGGCCGACGCATTCGGCGCAGGTCTGCGGGTTGGTGTCGTCGCAGTGGCCGCGCCCGCACACCACGCAGTGCCGTTCGGGGCAGGGCTCGCCGTCGTCGCTGCGGACCAGGACGCGCTGGCCAAGGTTGGGGTCGTACCTGCAGGAGCCCATCAGCGGCCTCCCGTCCCGCTGTTGTCCGCCGTCCCCGCTATAGAGCGGCGGGGACGGGGACGGCCGGGCCGATTTCGCTCGGGGACGGTCTGGGGACGGTCTGGGGACGGTTTCACGCTCAGCCTCCTGGATGCGGGGACGGCCTGGGGACGACCGTCCCGACCTGTCCCGACAGCGCCGTCCCCGCCGATCGGGGACGGGTTTCTGAAACATGTTCTAGACATTTGGAACCTCGATCTCGACCAACCCGACCCGCCTCTTCCGTTCCTTCACGGCGGCCCCGACAACGTCGTTGCGGACCTGGTGCCCGTACTTCTTCAGCGCCTCCCGGGCGTCGTCCCGGCTGAGACCGTTCGGCAGCCCGGCCTCGTCCAGCACGGCGATCGCCTGACCGACCCGGGCCGCCCATCCGGCCGCCTTGCCCTCCGCCTGCACCTGATGTGCCAGCCGCGGCGCGGTGACCCGCTTGAGCACCAGCGTCTTCTCCGCGATGGGCATGCGGTGGTCGGTGCAGTCGAGCTGGTAGGTCTCCTCGGTGACCCGGTTGAGCCGCCACACGGCGTCCACGTCGCCGTACTTGGCCGACCCGCCGCGCATGCCCTTCTCGGCGTCCTTGCCGGAGTGGTCGAGGCGGATGCACGCCACGCCGGCCTTCTTCAGCGCCAGCCCGGTGTTGCGGTAGAACGCGAGCCAGGTGTCGT